TATTCAACTTTAAGTGATGACTGAGAAAGTTTATCATCAGCATCTAGATATTTTTGAAGAGTTTCTTTGTCACGAATTTTTTTAGGAAATGGATTATCTACATAAACATCTGGATCTGCTTTTCCAGAATAATACTCATAACGTTGGTGTCTGATATTTCTTTTTTGTTGCTCTGCCTTTTTTCTCAGTAAAAGAATATTATTGTATAAATCAAAATACTTTGCATGTAAAGATGCAATATTTAAAGACTCTGTATGCAAATTATCAGGATCAATTTTGCAATCAGATTCCCACATTCTTTGTATGGAATCCAAATCTATTGTCATAATTTGTTGTCATTCATATCAGTGATATTGTAGATAGTATACTTGAAAGATACATCAGCAGTCAAATATTGAATATCAGTGTTTGTTGCATCAAATTGCAATGCTGATATATCATAAGGCCACATATCTTTAAAGTTTACTTTAAAGTTTGCATTTTGAGAACTAGAAAGAACTATCAAAGACCCATCCGAATATAAATTCATTTGAGATTTATATGGTTGCTCAAATTTATCATTCTTCTTTTGGAAATCATAAATTTCCTGCAAACTTTCTGGATAACCTAAACCTCTGATCCAGTTTTGGATTTCCATATAGTTCTCAAGATTTTCATCAACCATAAAACTTAATGTAAAATCTTGGAAGACAATCTTATCTCCGGGAAGGTCGATATCTTTCAGATAAGTTGGTTGATTCGCAACACCTAGAGTTAATCCAGGAATGTTTGCCCTGTTCGAGAAAAATGCAACTTTAGGAAAACGTGATAATGTAAATCTAAAACCAATCGGGGATAGATAATTCCTATTTTCTATCTGATTGGTAGTAATATTTTTAGTACTAGTATTGATCGGCATTTTTCTAATTATTTAGATAAAAAAAGAGGGTCCGAAGACCCTCTCGATAAATTTATGTGAAATAGATCACATAAGGTTCTTAACAGCAACTCTTCTGTAGTAACGGTTTGCGTTAGTAGTAAGAGTTCCTTGTCCTTGGGTAAGACCCTCAGCGAATGGGTTTGCAACCATTCCGTAACGGGTCTTAAAGCCGATCTTAGGCTGGAAGGTGTTCTCCCCAACGGCACGAACCATCTGGAGGGGAACATATGGGCAATAGAAGAGACCAGCGTCATAAGGTGAAGAACCCTTATAACCTACAACGTAGTACTGGTTGCCAGGTGTTGCATTACCTGCGGTGAGGTTAGCAGCATATGGGTCAATGTATACGCGGAACTTGCCCATTAGAGTACCAGCAAAGGTGTTGCCGGTATCATCAACGTTCAGGTTAGCGTTGAGTGCAGGGGTGTAATCGAGAACACCAGCCATGGTCAGTGCTGAAGCAACGTCAGCAGAGCACATGATGATGTTACCCTTTCCGCGACGAGTTCTTTGTGCGATTGCGTTAGCATCACGCTCGATTTGGAAGAGGAGACCCTTGAACTTCTCAACAGACCAACGTCCGTTTGAGTCGATATCGAGGTCAAATACACCAGGAGTTGCTACGTTCTGAACTGCACCTTGTTCTGCAGTCTTGTAGATGGTTCTGATGACTTCGCGGTTGATTTCAGCAAGAATCTCAGTTGACAGAATGTTTGCCAACTCAGCTTCTGCATTCAGACCGTGAATTGCCTTCAGATCCTGAGCAAGCTCGAGGCTGTATTCTGCTTTCAGAGCACGGCTCTTAGCAGTAACAGTGACCTTCTCGATTGAGAATGCCATCTGGTTGAAGTTCTCACCACCTTCGCCAAGTGACTCAGCGTAGTCGGTTCTCATTCCCTGACCAACATTATATGCGGTTTGGGATGAACCTGATGGGTTGAGAACTGATGGGTTGGTTCCTGCCTGTGCAGTTGTACCCATACCAACAGTACCGTCAGTCCAACCATCGGTATTGTTGTATCCGGTATCTTGACCAGAGAATGCAGTATCTACTTCGTTGTAGAATGCTTCGGTTCCGCTCTGATTAACATAGCGTGAACGCATTGCGAAGATGAGTCCAGTAGGACCGTTCATTGGTTGAACGCCTGCGAGGTCATAAGCGACCAGGTTAGGCATTGCGCGGCGGATTAGGCTGATCAGAACTGGGTCGAAACCAGCGGTAGGACCAGCACTGAAACCTTGTGCGCTACCACCAAAACCAGCAGATGCACCTGATGCAGTTGAGTTGGTTGGTGATTCGGTCAGGAATGAACCTGAAGTTGCGAAAGAGTTTTCCTCGCGGAGGAACTTTTCTTGGTTTTCGAGCAGGACAGCGGTTACAGCTCTACGATGAGAATCTTTGATTGAATCAAGACCCTGATAGTCTAAGAGAGGTGCCCACTTTTCCTGCAATTGCTCTGAATGGAACATTTGCGTTTACCTTTGTAGTGTGACTGTTTTGTTTGAATTATATTAAATTCAATTATTTGCTAAATCTTGAAAGGGTATTCAGATAGTTAGCCATTGATCCTGAGATTGACTCGTGAGCAATGTCTACACCCTCTGACAATGATTCAGATTTAACCTTTGTTGAACTAGCATTTTTGGGGAAATATGCTTCCCTTAAAGTCTCTAGTTTTTCACGATATTGTTCTTCACTTTCAAACTCAACACTTTCGGCAAGTGAAGCGAGCTTGTCTTTCTGGGAAAGTGCTAGACCTTCAGAAATCTCATCAAAGATTCCATCAGCAACCGACTCTGCGAGACGCTTGTTGAGTGAAATATTTCTTTCAATTTGCTCGTTGAGTTTTTCTTCCATCTCATCAAGTTTTTCTACCATGCTCTCAAGAACATCATATTTATCTTCAGGGATTGATACATAATGTGCTTCAAAAAGATCCTTCATACCAGAGAGGAAGGATTCTGTCATTTCAGTCTTGAGACCGTGCTCAATTGTTAGAGCGTTCTCAGCGAACCACTCTTCTGCAACATACTCAAGGTATGAATCAACTCTTTCTACGAGGTGACTCTTAATTTCTTCTACTTCTTCTAGAAGTGCTGCTTCATATTGCTGCTCTAGGGATTCCTTAATTTCGGAAACCTTAGAACGGATAGCAGCTTCGAAGATGATTTTTGCTTTTTCTTGGAACTCTTCAGAGAGTTCTTCGCCTTCTAGAAGAGCATTAACATCTTCTTCGATGTTATACTCTTCTTTCTTCACTTCATCCTCATCCTCATCCTCTTCATCTTCTTCCTTTTTACCTTCCTTGTGCTTCTTCTCACCCTTTTCTTCTTCTTCCTTATCCTCTGCTTCTGATACTACTTCTTCGGTATCTTCGAGGAGTTCTTCGTCCTCATCATATTCAGCATCCTCTTTTTTGAGAGTTGCCATTCCATCGGGAGCTTTTGCACCCTTATTAACAACGTTGCTTACCTTACTTAAAGTAGCGCCAGGAGTCTTCAGCTTTGCTGAATCATCATCGGACTTGTAGTTTTCTGGTGTAGGACCACCAAGATCTTCCCAAGAACCGCTTTGGCCAGCAACAGCACCCGCTGCCAGTTTTGGCATTGGATCAGCTGCCTTAGCACCAGCATTGACAGCGGTTTTGGATTGCTTAGTGCCTACTTCCATTTCTTGTAAATCTCCACGAGACATTTGAACTCTCCGATTACCTTTAGTTTTAATCTATATTTATTTATAAATTGAGAAATTACAATGAGTCTAAAAACTCACTAAATAGCACCAACTTATGCTCTTCAAGAGCACGTTGGTTGACTAAGTTATTTATTCTCCTTTTTGTAGTCTCTGCTAACTTTTCTCTTAAAATTCCACCATCCCAAATCCACTCTTTACCTTCCATAATTCCCTGAACGAAAGCATCAGGGGCAGAAGGATCAGCGACGATATCTGCAGCGGTTGCCAACATAAAATCTTCACCAACTTCCTTATATCCCTTATTGTTTTCTCTTAGTGATCCAATACCACGAGAAGAAACACCAAGAGTCACTCCATCTTTCAAGAGAGATTCTGCAATTTTACCCATTGGAGTCGAGAGGATTTGAGCCTTACCGATCCAGTTATTGCCCTCACAAGTTAGAGAGACGATTTTATGTGAAACTCTATCGAGATTTACGGTTGGACCATCTGGATGACCTAACTCACCAAGAGCGCGACCTTTATTTACATATTGCTCAGTATAACGAGCAACTTCCTTTTCCATAATGGAACGAGGATACATACGACCATTACGGTTCACACATTCTGATTGAAGGAAAGGTCCTTGAATGTAAAGTTTCTGATTCTTTCCGGTTCCTTCGGTGAGAACTTCTACCTTTTCGATTTCTTCTCTGATTAGTTTCATTTTAGGCGTCTCCGGAGATTTGTACTTGTTGGAAATAAAGTGTTCCTGATCCAACCCCATATGCAGAAACTTTATTTGAAAGTGAAATTGTGGCATAAGAGGCGGAGAATGCTGTCACAATTCCGCTTGAATTATACGCAACAGTCATTTTTGTTTGATAATATCCATCAATTCCAGTTGATGTATCGACAGATGTCACTTGGGCGTGAGTGAAATCATAATAAGACTGTCCTGTTGCGGTTAATGAAACATAATCGCCAACACCAAATGGAACCTGAGTTCCCTCTGGAACTGTGATTGTTGTTGTTGCTCCAGTAGTTACTCCAACAACTCTATTTGATGCCTTAGTTAAAGCAAGAGTTGCTGTTCCACCAGAGGGAACATAATAATCTGAAGTTGTCGCTGTAGGATTTCCACCAATAGAAATATGTGCGGCACCATTAACAGCAACCACTCTCAAAACACTGGATTGTACCGAAAAAGCAGATGAAGTTGATGCAGCACCTGCAGTAAAATTAAATGAGGATCCCGCCCCCACTGGTTTGTGAGACATTATTTTATTAAATACACTTTTAGTTATTTATTATTTAACAAAATTACCTTTGTTCAATCCAGTTTAATACTGCGAGTGCCTTTTTGTTAACATTGGGAGATGCGCAAGCAAGTGTATAAGTATCACTAATTGTTCCAATGCCAGATCTTCCGAGTTGTAAATCTGCAAGTCTATCAATGTCAACCAAAGTGGCGCCCCCAGAAACAGTAAATCCAGAAAGAAGATCTCTACCGTTAATAAATGAGGTTGCGGAAACATCATATTGAGCAAACGAATCTACATTTGCATGATTTGTCCAGTTTGCGCCAGTCAATGTTGCATTCTCCAAAAGTTTCCAATATACATTCGTATTATCATTTGTTACTGCTTGTAGAGACCTCAAAAGCAATACTGCTTGTAATGAAGTTGATTTAAGGCGAACACTTATTATTGGATAAAATGTATCCGAAAGTGTCATTGTAGTCCCAGTAATTCCATTGGACTGACTTACAAGTGCTCCAAGTTTTTCTGGTTCTCCTTCTTGAATAAGTGAATTGGAACCCTGATAAAGGTAATGAGTTCCTGCAACACCAGTTTTGTTCTCAATCTCAAGACGAATAGGGAGGAATGGTGTAGAACACCAAACAAAATCATTGGTATTTGAATTAAAAAAGGAATGGCTCCTAACAGTTTCGCCATTCATTAACCAATTGAAATTTACAGTTCCTGCACCATACCACTCATAAGCAATAGAAATCATCTGCTGTTTGATTGGATTTGCAATTACACCAGAGGGGCCATAACCATCAAACTTATCACCATTCCAATCATTTCTACCAACTCTTACTTCTGTAGTAATTCCAGATGTAGTGGTTCGAATTACATAAGAATATGTTCCTCCATCATCCTCAAAATAAGCACCATTACTATCATCAAACAATCCAAATCTTCTACGAATACCTACCTGTGGATTATCAAGACGAATTGCAAATGCGAGTGTTGATCCTCTGCCAGGAATGTATCTCATTACATTCCTGGTTTGTCTGATAATTTTACTTCCAGAGGTAGAACCAACTTGCATAACCACATTACTGGAATATTGATTCCAGGTTGCTGTTCCAACTCCAACTATTCTCTCATCCCAAACATCAGTCTCTTTACCATACTGAAAAGTATTAAAGAAAACTGTTTGGAATGGAGAAGTCTTTAGTCTATTACTATCGGTTTGATTTCCAAAAGTTGCCGTTACTGGAAATGGATTTGTGGTGCTGACTGGTGAATTATTGAGATTGATTGATACTTGCCCTGTGGTTCCAATACTTACAGTATTCAGTAATGTTGAAATGCCAACTGGAAGATATGGAACAGTTAAAATGCTACTTATTCCAACTTCTGTGATGTGAGTATGAACTGGATTTTCTGGAGTGCTTGAAACATCTACAGTTGCTCCAATACTCACATCACCATTAATTGTAATATTTGAACTTCCAAGAGATACTGGAAATGGATTTTCAAAAGAAACTGGACTGCCATCTTTTGTGGCAATCATATTAACTTCAAAAAGACTCCTTTCCTGATTTAAATAATCTTGTTCTACTTTATTCCACTGAGCCATTTATCAATCAATCCATTCTAACTTTGATGGGTGGTATCTTTGTGCGTTTTTGATGTTTAAATTCTTTTCTATAACCGGATAAATTTGATGAA